TTGAGAAGCTGGTTCTGGCTATGAAGGGTAAGAAGTTTAAAGATGTTCGTCAGTGGTGTGCAGAGAACGCCAAGAACGATCTTACCAATACCTATACAATGCTATACGCTGAGTTGAAAAACTTTGTAGAGCCTTCGTCAGTGCCACAGGCGGTGATTACCATTGGCGACTACCAACGCTATGACAGTGTGGTTCCAGACAAAGAGATTCATATCTGCGCTTTGGCAACACAAATCATGATGGAAGTTGATTTCCTATGAGTGAGGTAAAGAGCGTTTTTGATTTTGTGAATGATATAGGCTTTACAAAAGAATACCTATATACAGAACAAACAAAATCTAAGTATGAATCGTTTCTTGTTAATCGCGCAATGAGTCAGCACCCTGATTCAATAATGTATGCTAATGAAATGAACAAGCATCCTGAATTGAATAAGCTGTTGCAACACGATTTCTACTTCTATGTACTGAGTCGAAAGAAGCGATACGGAAAATGGGCCAAGGCAGACAAAGAAGATGAGGCTGTTTTGAATCTCATTATAAAGCATTACAAGGTAAATCGAGTTCACGCAAAACAGTACCTTGAACTGATGACCGATGAAAACATCAAAGCACTAAAAAATACATATGAAGTTGGGGGATTGAAGAAATGAGTCATATTGAATCAGTGATCAATAACATGGTAGAAATTGAAGTAGATGGTGATGACGGGTTTCGAAAAGTAAAAGAAACCTTGACACGAATGGGTGTCCCTGCTAAGAATGAAAAGAAGCTGTTTCAAAGTGTTCACATTCTACATAAGCAAGGTAAATACTATCTCTGTCATTTTAAAGAACTTTATATATTAGATGGAAGAAGTTCGACATTAAGCGAGGGTGATATTGCAAGAAGAAATAGAATATCTAAGATGCTAGAAGATTGGGACTTAGTAAAGTTTGTTAAAAGCGATGACCTTATTCCAATGGGCAAGTCATCTATGGTCAAGGTTATTAAGCACAGCGAAAAAGATGAATGGACAACATCACAGAAATATGCAATCGGTGTTAAAAAGCGTAGTTGAAATATAATCAATATTGAGAGGTAGTGAAAAATGTCTAAAGGTAGCAAGAAAACTAAGAGTGATTCAGATAAGCGGTACTTTGCAGCATACAATGACACCAAACAGCGTCAGAAGCGCCTAGACCGTCATTTGCGTAAGCACCCCAACGATGGGCAGGCTAAGAAAGCAAAGCCGGTATATCGTCGCAAAAAGCCTGTGAACAAGGGTGGTTGGTTGAATCGTGAAATGGCAAACTCTGTGTACATTGGAAAGATTGCTGGTAAGGATGATAGCGCGATTAACATCCTCAACAGCCTGACCAAACAAACTCAGTTTGCAATGGCTAGGTATTCTGCTATGATTCGTGCCACACATAATAGATTCAGGTTTGAGAAAGAGGAAAAGAAAATCAATCCACTAACTGGTTATGCTGGTTGAATGCTAGAGGGGTTTAATCACCCCTATTTTTTACTTTTTACACGGAGAAGAATTGATGTCTATAGAATTGTTTAATGAGAAACAAAGACTTGCGTATGATCTTGTTACATCTGGTAAGAACGTTCATTTGGGTGGTCTTGGTGGTACAGGAAAGTCTTATGTATTGAATGTTCTTAGAGAGAATCTTGGCGAAAGAGCAGTTTTCTTAGCACCAACAGGTATCGCGGCTCTTAATATCAAAGGCGCTACAATCCACAGTACGTTTGGTATACCTATTGGTGTATGTACAGAATATCTACGTAATCAAGTGTCAAAGAAAACAAAAGAGCTTTTTGAAGATGACTTGATTAAGACAATTGTGTGTGACGAGATTTCTATGGTTCGGGCTGATGTTTTTTCTGCTATGGATCAAAAGCTTAGATTGATTAAGAGGAAGAATGTACCGTTCGGTGGTGTGCAGATCATAGCCGTTGGTGATTTTGGTCAGTTGTCACCAGTTGTTAATAATAGAGGTGGTGAAGCAGATGTATTTAATCAAGAATTTAGCTCCCCGTTTTGCTTTACCACAGATGCATGGTCTGCCGCAAACTTAACACATATCGAACTTACAGATATCATTCGACAAACGGATGCAGAGTTAATTGGTCATTTGCAAAATATACACTCTAAAGTTGATGGGTACAAAGCTAGTCTTAACTACTTCAATGATAACTGTTTGTTAGATTACAAAATGAAGAAGGGAGTTGACCCAGATGATATTGAAGATGGTGCTACATTCTTAACAACCACCAACAAAGACGCACAGGCTATCAATGAACAGGCTTACTCGTCACTTGAGGGGGTAGAGCAGGTTTATAAAGGAACCTTGTTTGGGGGCTTTAGAGAGCGTCCTGCACCAGATTATTTAGCACTGAAAGTTGGTACTAAGGTTATGATCACAGCCAATGATCAATCTTATAGAAATGGTGAGATTGGTTATGTATCAGAAATGGGCAAAACGTTCATTGAAGTAATGATTGATGAAGATACCGTACACAGAGTTATTCCCTATCGTTGGGCTGAATTTGAGTATAAGCGCAATGCAGAGGGTAATTTGTACATGGAAGAAAAAGCAAGTTATATTCAGTTCCCTATTAAGCATGGATATGCAATCACAATACATAAGAGCCAAGGATGCACACTTGAGAAAGCTATCATCAACATTCCAAGGGCATTTGCTCACGGTATGACGTATGTTGCACTTTCTAGGGTTAAGACTTTGGAAGGCATTACACTCACAACTAAGCTTTCTCCTAGTGATATCATTTTTGATAAACAAGTTGGTGAATTTTACGCTGGAAAGTTCAACAACCTACTTACATAAATAGTCTATACACAAATACTAAAATGGGGTTTCGCAATGTTAACACTAACTGAGTACGTAGAATCTGATCACTGGATCAATAAAGTTGATGAACAAATAGTTGAGATGACTGAGCGATACAGTCTAAGTTTTGATCAAAAAACATGCAAGACAGTTGTTCAGTTGTTTGATTCCGCAGATAAAATGGTGGTAGAGTGTAGTTTCGATAATTCAGAAATGGCGATTGCTCTTTTGGAAGAGTATTTTGACCTTGATGAAGGCGATCAAAATTGGAATGATAGCTATGACTGGGTAACATGTTCCAGAACAGTAATTGATGAGGCTCTTGAGTCTGTTGAGAAGTACATCCAACGTAATGCTGATGAATATCAGGTTCGGATTGACCATATCGACAACGATGCATTCTTTGATGACTTGATGGGGATTGAAATTTTCTTTAATTCATCAAACAACAAGAATGACCTAAGTGCATTCATCAAAGAACTTAGTTACGATATGATGAAAACATACGGCGCTCAGTCTTATGACTTTGATGGAATGAGTTGGAAAATCGCTCTTTAAACATAACTACAAAAATTAAACCAAAGGGATGCTTGCGAGTATCCCTTTTTTTGTGGTAGAATATATAAGTTATTAAGTCTAACTAGAGGTAATATTTTGAGCGATAACATGTTTTACACATTTTACAAAAAGCGCGGTAGCAAGATTCTTCTTCGATACGTCAAAAATGGGAAGAAATACGTAACTACTATGGATGACTACAAACCAAGCTTATACTTCCCTAATCAACAAACGGATACAGATGATGAGGATGTCACCAAATCCATCTATGGCGAACCACTAAAGAAGAAAACATTTGACTCTATCAAAGATGCTGCATATTTCGGTAAAGATTACGCAGAGATGGGTGGTTCTGTTATCTATGGTAATCGCTTGTTTGAGAATCAGGCTATCATAGAGATGTTTGAGGGGCAAACGCCACAATTCAAACGTGACCAAATTGATATTGGTATTACTGACATTGAAACCGATTACGATACATTCCCAAATCCACAAGAATGTAAGTATCAGATTCAACAGATCAACATTAAGAACACTCGGGAACAAGTTCACTATTCGTTTGGTTTGAAATCCTTTGATCAATCTAAATACGCGAACATTACAAAAACGTGTAAAGTAGTTCATACTCAGTTTGATACAGAAGAGGCTATGGTAGAAGCCTATATTCGTCACGTAGAAGATAAGAAATACGACTTAACCACTGGCTGGAACAGCGAAGATTTTGATATGCCATATATCATTGAGCGCGGGCGCAAGATTCTAGGAAAGGCTATGGTGAATAGGTTATCTCCGTTCGGTTTGATCTATGAACGGGAAACCATGAACCAATGGAATAATCTTATTATCAAGTATGAGATTGTAGGGCTTCCACACCTCGACTACATGCTTGTTTATAAAAAGCATACCTACACCCCTAGAGAGAACTACAAGCTTGATACAATAGCTCAGGTAGAGGGTGTGGCGGGTAAAACAGACTTCTCACACGTTGCAGGTAGTTTGAAAGAGTTGTGGCAAGTTGATCCTGATCTTTACATTGCCTACAACATTCAGGATTGCGAAATCATTGATGATCTGGATAAGAAGCTTGGTTTGTTTGATCTGGTGTTTACGTTGGCATATACAACATTGTCAAATTATCAAGACACAATAACAACCACTAAAATGTGGGAACAGTTTATTGCCAAGCATTTGTATAACAAGAATGTTGCTCCCTTGTTCAATCAGGTAGATACACCGGTACGCGAGTTTGAAGGGGCGTTTGTACACCCTACACAAGCGGGAAAGCATGATTGGGTTGTGAGCTATGACTTACAAAGCCTGTATCCTCACATTATACAACAGGTCAACATCGGGCCTGAAACTATCGTAAATTATCGTGATCTTCCAGACGAAGTTAAAGGAATTGTTCACCCATCCAATAATGTTGAAAAGTTGTTGAATCGCCAAATCAATACAAGTGTTCTGAAAAGGTACAATCTTTCAATGGCGGCTAATGGAATATTCTATACAAAAGAGAAGCAATCATTTTTATCAGAATTAATGGAAGAAATGTATAATAACAGGGTAATGTATAAGAAGAAAAAGAAAGAAGCGGAAAATCTTCTTAAAGGTGGTGATGAGTCATATAGAGACTTAGTAAATTACTATGAAAATCAACAAATGGGAATAAAAATCCTCATCAACGCTTTGTACGGCAGTCTTGGCCAACAAAACTTCTTATACTTTATGGTTGATACCGCTGAATCAATTACTACCACTGGACAACTTGTGAACAAGTGGTGTTCGTACCAAACAAACGAATTTCTGTGTGACCTGTTTAAGAAAAAGGAAAATTATATAGTAAGTGGAGATACTGACTCGGCATATTTTTCATTATCCTCACTTGGAAATAATCTTATGAAGAAATATGATGGTGACAAAGACAAAGTAGTAACAAAAATTGACGAATTTAGTGCTATCATAGAAAAAAGACTAAAAGAACAATGTTTAGATTTAGCAGAATATTTGAACTCTTACAAACAGGCTATGCACTGGTCACGAGAAGTGATAGCTGAATCAGCCATTCTTGTTGCCAAAAAGCGTTACGTCATGAAAGTTCTTGACGATGAGGGCAACCGCTTGGTAGAAAATCCTAAGTATAAGATCATGGGAATGGAATCTGTGAAAGGCTCTACTCCGTCATGGGCCAAGTCTCTGTTGGTGGACTGTTACAAAATTGCTCTAAGTGGTAATGAAACAGACCTACACAAGATGGTTGCTAAATTTGAAAAAGAGTTTTACACTTACAAAATCGAGGACATTGCAATCCCAACAGGTGTAAACAACATTCTCAAATACGCAGATAAAGACAAAATATTTGGTAAAGGATCACCACGACAAGTCAAGGCAGCACTAATCCATAACTGGGTTATTGAAAAGTACGGGCTAAAGGTAACACCTATTGTAAAAGATGGGTCACGTATTAGAATGGTTGCACTACGTAAACCGAATCCTATCAACCAAGCTGTGATAGGATTCGAGGGAACCATGCCAACAGAATTTGGCCTTGATAAGTACGTAGACAAGCGAGAACTGTTTACAAAAGGGTTTCTTGATCCTCTGAATCTGTTTCTGGCAGTGACAGACTGGACACACGAAGAAACCAACACACTATTTTAAGGGTATAAAATGAATTTAATGTTAGGCGATTGCCTTGAGCGCATGAAAGAGATAC